GGCGACAAGATTCAGACGATCGTTAACCAAGGACAAGCAGAAAGTTCAATACACGACAGATTTTTCAGATAGGAGCGGTTTAAATGGATTTATTAGTTGAAAAAGGCAACAACAAAACATATTTAAGTCAGTTAGGATTTTTGGTTACTTCCTTTGAGGAGGGAGCACCAACTATCGCACGCAATAGCACTAATATTCAAGGCCGTAGTGGCTCCGTCGATTTTGGCGGTTGGCACGAAAGCAAAAAAGTAAAGCTTGAAGGGTTTTACCGTGCCGAAGACCAATACGAAGAAGAGACGCTCAAGGAGCGCCTTTTTGCGTTATTGTCAGACCCCGAAGGCATCTATATTACTGAAATGCGTGGTGAAATCGGGCAAGGCTTTGAACGTCCCGGAGAAACAGAGGGGGAAGTTTATGAACACATGATGACGCGCCCAAGCCACAAACGTTTTTACGTTTATGCGTCATCAATCGAAAACGAATTGCAGGGTAATGTCGGCGGTACGGTGTTGTATAAGATGTCGGTTGAATTCACAACGTTGAAACTTCCATATGGTGAAAGTGTGCCGCGTGATTTATTAGTCAACAACGGAATTATTCCGTACGCCGGAACAGTGCCTTGCAGCCAACTTGAACAAGGATTTACGATTGAGTTCACTGCAAAAGAAGCTGGATCTAATTTAAAATTATCATTAAACGGAATTGATTTTATTGCACCCGGAAATGTGTCTTCAGGAGATGTTTTTAAATTGTCTGGATATGAATATTTACGCAATGGTATTAGCATCGTAAAAGCTACTAACAAAGCTTATTTTAAATTGTTGCCTAACGTCACCAACAAGCTTTCAGCAAGCTTACATGGTACAATTAAAGTGTTGAATTTTCAAAATTTGTACGCATAAGGAGGTTTTTTAATGGCAGTTTTCATAGACGTCGCCAACGAAGAATACATTGCTGACGTCGAATTTAAGCGAACCGAAGGCGTTAACGGTGAGAAGTCACTAACTGGCACGATTTATTTTGGCGACGCGGTTAAAAATGGAATTGCTCGCGGATGGACTGTTGTGTTTGACAACGAAGAATATTGCGTTTTAACGTTCACTAAGAATGATGAAGACAATACAGTGTCATTCACGGCGGTTCAGATGTTCTTTTATAAGATGAGCAAGACGGCGTTTCACGAGCAATGGAATGGTTCACACCCGTTTAACGAATATTTAAGAGCTATCTTCGATGGCACGGGTTACACATATGTCAACGAAGTTAGTGCCACAGCATTCGAAAAAGAAAACTGGGGGCTAAAAAGCAGATTAGACTTATTCAACGACATCATCGACCAAGTATCGGCCGAATTCTATGTAGACGGTAAAACAGTTTATATCAAAGATAAAATCGGTTCGGACTTGGCAACGGTTGTTAGATATGGTTTTAATTTAGAAAAAGCCGAAATTGAAACTGATAACAGCTCATTCGCAACATACGGTGTCGGTTTCGGAGCACATGACGATCCTGACGATACTACGAGCCCACAATTACAAGTTGAATATTACAGCCCGTTATACGACTACTACAAAGACAAGTTCGGCAGGATTGAAGCTGATCCAGTTAGTGACGAACGTTATACGATTAGTGAGAATTTATTAAACGCTGTTAAGGCGCGTGTCGATAACAGCTGGACTATTTCGATTAAACTATCAATGCTTGACTTGCAAAATGCCGGCTACCCGTACGCAATGGCTACCGCTGGTGACACAATCACGGTTGTTGATGAGAAGCTTAATTTCGAAGACCAAGTTAGAATTGTTCAGGTTGTTAGCAACTACGATATTAACGGCAATCGTATTTCAGTGGAAGTTACTTGTGGAGACTTGACAATGGCTCAGCACCAAGCCAGCGGTTCGTCTTCGGTCAATAATACAATTACTGACATCATCAACGGCGACGCTACATTGCCAGACGCTTGGTTTAGTAGCCAGATGAAACTAGCTACTGATAGTATTCTAGCTGCACGTACTGAATTAAAGTTCACCGATCAAGGAATCATTGCCATTGATAAGAGCGACCGTAATAAGCTCGTTATTCTTAATTCGGCCGGAATTGGCGTTTCTACTGACGGCGGGCAAACGTTTAAAACCGCCATCACGGCTGAATCAATCGACGGTCAAAACATTGATATCAAAAACCTTAATGCCAGTAATATTAGCGGCGGCGTTATTAATGGGGTAACTTACAACACGGTTGACGACGTCGATAAATTCAGAATTACATTGCAAAAAGGTAATATGGAGTATTTCAATGATGGCGATTCTATGGGTGGTATATATGCTACTAACGATCAAGCTACTGGAAAAGTTAATGGGTTTGCAATTTGGAATTCACCGGGATATATATTCAGTATTAACCAATCTAATGCAGACCAATCGCTGTCACGAGCTGTGTTTCAGATACCGAAAACATCAACACTAGACCAACCACAATATAAGCTGTTTGGTAACTGCCAATCTAACTTGAACGTTCAAGCGCAACTGTACTCATCTGGTAACTACTTTACCGATGGCGACATCGTTAGTCAGAAAGACGCTGCGTTTTGGATTATGGGCAAACAACAAGTTGTAATTAGTGGCAATAGTGGTAAAGCAAACCAACTTAATGTTTATGGCAATCATGTAGATGTTTTTGGGGATTTTACCGTTTACAATGGTACTAAAAATGCGGCAACTGTTACTCGTGATGGTGTCCGTGCAACACCAGCATATGAAATGGCTGAAAGCTGGTTTGGTGACATGGGTGAATCAGCAACCGATAGTGATAATCAGGCCACGGTGCCAATCGATCCGATATTTGGCGACATTGTTAACACGAGTGTTCAATACCAAGTATTTTTACAAAGTTATAGCGGTGCTCATGTTTGGGTAGAAACACGCAACGAAAATAATTTTATTGTAAAATCCGATCAGCCTAACGCAAAATTCGCGTGGGAATTAAAATCCAAAAGACGTGGATACGAGAATGATCGGTTGGTTAAAACTGCAATGACATTATCAGACGTGCAGAACATTGAAGAAGGAAATGGTACAATTAGTAATAGCACTAATACAAAATATAAAGGTGGTAACGTAGATGGCAATTAGAACGTACAAAGTAAATCTTGATTCAAAGAACTATATTGCACCAGAGCCTGTATTACTGCGTCAAGGAGACAAAACCGGTGCCGTGGTGATTGATGCCACACTGACGGACAACGGCTATCCAGTGTCGCTTAGCGGGCTTACACCAATGTTCAAAGCTAATACGGCTAATGGCCAAGCGGTGATTGCTGACAGTACCGGATTTAATATCATCGATGCATCTGGAGGTGAATTCACTTATCAAGTTCCAAGCCAACTAGGATCAGTTCCTGGGAAAATAAATATTGCCTATTTTTCGTTCGCTGATTCTAGCGGCAATCAATCTACTTTTGACGTTGTGTTCGCTGTTTATCCAGCTGCAGACATGACGCAAGAAAGTGCAAAAGACTGGTCTTCTAATCTTAATGAAATCATCGATAAATACAATCAGTGGGCTAACGATGCCCATTCTTCTTGGGAAGACTTTGTAAATCAAAATAAAGAAATAATTGAGTCAATTGATCCTGGTGGCAAGGTTCTTTCCGAACTAATTGACTTTAGGCATTCTGATATGCTTTCAAAAACGTTTGACACGGCAAAATTACGTGGTGATTTCTTTGATAATGATTTGCGCGATCGTGGTGTCAATGTTAAATGGTTTGGCGCAAAAGGCGATGGGGTTACAGACGATAGCGATGCGATTCAAGCAGCAGTTAATACCGGCAGCAGCGTGTTTGTACCGGCAGGAACTTATCTGATTACTAAGACCATTTCGCTAAAATTGCAGAATTTTATCGGTGCTGGTGCCAACAAAACGTTTTTTGATGTACAAAACACTGATCTTTTTGAATTAGCAATCGGCGGGAGAACAATTGCTGAAATTGCAAATTTTAGAGTGGAATCCATAGGAGCTAATGCAAACAATAACAGTGTATTCAAATCAAAAGAAGATTCTACGCAAAGATCATCAACATACCATTTTCATGATATTGAAATTAATGGGGGGTACTTCTTATATGGTTTCAATTTAACAGATTCTTTCAGAGTAACAATTAATAAAATTGGCATGACGAATGTTTTCAATCCATTTTTGTTACGTGGTCAAATAGTGCAAACAACAATCGATGATGTTACTTGCAATATCGATACAGTGGAGTTAGGTGCACTAAACAATTATAATACTGGAATTCAAATCGTTGGCGATAGTCATTCCGGTAAGTATCAGCGTCCAGAATCTGTCCGGCTTAGTAATGTTAATTTTGTCGGTTATGATTTGGGATATGACATCAAAGACGTTCTTTATTTTGTATCAGATAAGTTTGAGTGTGATTACTGCGTCAACGGTATCAGAACGTTATCGACCGATGGTGGTGTGACCTTTACAAACGGCTGGATTGCTGTGCAAAATCGACGTGATGCACCGTCAGTTGGGATTGACGTGATACCATCAGTACAAAATGCGCTAAAACCAGTTGCTTTCGATAATATCAATATTTCGGGGCTTTCTGGGTTGGATGCTGAATCAGTTGCTGTTAGATTTGGCTATGATGAAGACCAGAGCAGTTGGTTTAAGAAAGGGGTAACGGCACATAATTTATGGATTAGCGTAGCTGATAGTAAATTCAAGTATGCTGTACAAGCCAATCGTGCCAAAACACTGAATTTAGATGGAATAAAAGTAGCAACTAATACAGCGCAAACTGATTTTTATTTGGTAAATTGCGAGTCATATTCGCTTAAAAACTTAGATGGTCAAACAGCTTCTATTACCACAAGTAATCCGGATAATTCAATTCTAGAAAATTGTAATATTCCAAACATTAAAATCATTGGTGCTTACCCGCAATACTATAATAACGATAATGTATTAAAAGCTACTAATCGGTCAATTGAAATTACAAGCACTGATCTATCAGCCAACTATACTCACAATTTATCGGTAAACTCTGGAAACCTTTGGGTTAATAGTTCAAAACTGATGTATAAATTCGGTAAACCAACTAGCAATACTGATGGTTTGCGAGTAATCAGAGTTGCTGACGTTACTTCGCTTCCTAATCCTGATGCTAGCGTTCGTGGCGACATTTATACTCTAAAGGGTGATACTGATCAAGTATATATATGTGTAAATCAAGCAAATGGATTTGTTTGGAAAAAAATAATTTAGGAGATTAATTATGTGCGAAAAAATTATCATATAATTTTTCAGATTAATAACATTTTTTTAAGTATACGAAGTCAACAACACAATCAATCTAGCAAGGATAAAAAATACCATGCATATTTAATTGAAATTGATGAGGTGTCTTAAATGTTTGAACATTTTAAAAAAAATAGATTTTGGTTCTGGAAATCATTAGAAACATATGGAATTGGTATATTATTTATTATCCAGCAAAACACAATTTCATTTTATCCGCCAAGACCATCGCTATTAATGTACTTCGATGATCCGCCATTTATATTTTTAATGGGGATCGTTGGAACGTTTACGATTGTTTATGCGCTATGGGATATAAATAATTTAGCCTACAAGTCGATCATGACTGGATTACTGACGTTTGTGTGGCTGTTGTTCTTCATAGTGTTTATTCTATGGGATTGGGAGCAGGGGATTGTTATTGGATTCGAGAGTATGTATGCCGCGTTCGTGCTGGCATCAATTATTAATGAAATCGTGGTGAGGGGCTGACATAATTGAGCGACGCTGTTATAACCGCATTAATCACGACG